TTATCCAGATGCTTATACAATAACTAGAGGATCTGGTTTGACTGAGGCAAGTGGCTCACCATTTACAGAGGGATCAGATAAAGTATCGGTATTCACAGATGGAACAGGAACAATAACATTTAGTTAAAATAAATCAATAAATAATAAAATAACTATATTTGTATAAAATTTAAAACTAATGGCTACAACAGGAGTATTTAACGGAACTAACCTAATATTAAAGATAGAGGACACAGCACTAGGACACACTACTAGCTGCTCATTATCTCTTAACAATGACTTACCAGAGGCGACTACTAAAGACAGTAGCGGTTTCCAGGAGGTTATCGCTGGAGTAATGTCTGGAGAGCTTTCTTTTGATGGTTTAGTGGCTTATGATGATACTGCTAATGCTATTGAATTAGCTGATTACTTACTAGCTAGAACTCAATTAACTTGCGTTTTTGGTACAGAGGTTACAGGCGATGCTGTTTACACTGCTGAGGGATTCCTTTCTAGTGTAGAGATGAGCGCTGAGATGGAATCACCAGTAAGCTACAGCGGTTCAATTACATTGACAGGAGCGATCACTAAGTCGACCAACGCATAACATAAAGTAATTACATAATGGCAAACAAGAGGAGAGGGTATTATACCACTAAACTAGGTGGGCGTAATGTTACGCTGCACTTTAGTATGAATTTCTGGGCGAACTTTACAGAAATTATGAATGTGCCACTAGATAAAATAGGTGATCTATTTGCTGGTGGCGTTTCTATTTCGGCTATACGAGCTTTGGTTTACAGTGCTATTTTAGCACACGACCAGGAGGAGGGCAATGAGATAGATTACAATGAGTTTAAAGTAGGCGCATGGCTTGAGGATATTAACCAGGATGAGCTAGAGAAAATGATCTCAGCTATGATGGAATCTCGCATATTAGGTAATGATCTAAATATGGGAATTGATCGCCAGGCTAAAACTGTAGCCAATACTAAGGGAAAGCAGCAGCCGACTCCCTAACCTGGGATGACTTAGAGGATTATTACATAGGGCAAGTCGGCATAGATCCAGATAAATTCTGGATATACACCTGGAGAGAAAATCAAATGCTAGGCGAGTCTTATATGATAAAACAGAATCTGGAATGGGAGCGCATTAGATATCTATCTACTATGCTGCACAATGTAAATTGTCAAAAGCGCCAGCAAATGATAAAACCAGAGAAACTATTCCCACTGCCACAGGATAAATTCAACAAAATAGAAAAACCCAAAGGCACCAAAGAGGATTATCAATCATTTAAAGAGAAAGCTATAGCGGCTGGCGTTAAATTCTAACGCCTTTTTTTTTAGTATTTTTGTACTATGCAAGATCAAAAATTAAGAGTAGATATAATAGGCGATGCTAGTAAACTAAACAGAGCGCTAAATACAGCATCTGGAAAATTACAGTCGTTTGGTAAAAAAGTGACTAGCGTAGGGCAAAATTTATCAATGAAACTTACTTTGCCTTTAGCTATTGCTGGAGGCGCTGCTATTAAAATGGCTTCTGATTTTGATAAATCAATGACTCAGATTAAAACTTTAGTAGGTATTGCATCTGATGAGGTTAATCAAATGGGAAAAGTAGCTATACAGATGGCAAAAGATACTGGAGTCAGCGCTAAGGATGCAGCTGACGCTTTATTTTTTATTACTTCCGCTGGTTTACGAGGTACAGATGCGATGGCTGTTTTAGAGCAGTCATTAAAAGCATCAGCAATAGGATTAGGAGAAACTAAAGTAGTGGCTGATTTAGCCACATCTGCGCTGAATGCTTATGGTATTGAAAACTTATCAGCTGCACAGGCTACAGACGTTTTAACTGCTTCAATTCGTGAGGGTAAATTAGAGGCGGATTCATTATCTCAATCAATGGGGACTGTGCTGCCTATTGCTTCACAGTTAGGAGTAAAATTTAGTGAGGTTGGCGCTACATTCGCTGCAATGTCCAGAACTGGTACAGATGCAGCTATGGCAGCAACTCAAATTAGAGGAGTTTTATTTGCTTTATTAAAACCAACAAAACAAGCTAATGACACTTTAGAGCAATTTGGATTATCAGCTACTGGGCTTAGAGATAAAATTAAAAAGGATGGACTTCTCGCAACTTTAAAACTGCTAACCGAAACTTTTGGCGATAATGAGGAGGCTCAAGGAAAAGTATTTGCTAATACTAGAGCGCTTTCTGGAGTTTTAGATTTGATGGGTAATAACCTTGCATCTACTGAGCAAATATTTAGCAGAATGAATAACACTGCTGGAATCACAGCAGAGGCATTTACAGAATTAGAAAAATCAGCATCTTTTAAATTAGAAAAATCTTTAAATGATTTGTCAGTAGCTTTTACTGAAATTGGTGGCGTATTATTACAAACATTTTTACCATTAATCCAGGACATATCTAGCTTACTGGTGAGTCTTAGTAATAAATTTCAATCACTAAACCCTACAGTTAAAAAAATTATAGTGGTTTTTACCGCTTTAGTTGCTGCTGCTGGTCCTTTATTAATTCTTTTAGGCGCCATGTCATCTGGAGCTGGATTAGTTGCCTCTGGCTTTGCTACAGCACTGCCTATATTAATAAAAGTTGCTGCTGCATTTAAATCCCTAACTATTGCAATGTTATCTAATCCTGTCGGCATTATTGCTGCTGGAGTGGTAACTTTGATTGCTGGATTTGTTGAGTACTTACATAGATTAGAACCAGCTGTAAGTAGAACTAAAACATTTTTTAACCTATTAAAGTCGCTAGGAAATCCTTTAAAATTTGCTGCTTTACAGGCTGAGGATGCTGCTAAAGCATTAGCACAAAAAACAAAAGATGCCACTGCTGCTACTAAAGCAAATGCTGAATTAAAAAAATCTTTAGAGGGTTTAAATCAACCTTTAAAAGTAGCGACTACAGAAACGAAAAATTTAAGTAACGCACTAGAAAAAGTTGAGAGGGTTTCTGAGATATCTCTTAGCGTAACTAAAGGCGATTTTGATTTCCAAACTGGAGAGTTTGCTCAAGGTGATATAGCTGTAGGCGCTCAACAAATACAAACCCCTGGAATTGATGGCGTAGAGGCTCCAGATGGCGATGCTACAGGAGCTGCTTTAGAGGGTTTATTAGCTATGCAAAATCAAGCTAATCAAACCGCAACAGCATTAGACAACTTGGCTGCTAAAAATGAGCGTATGAAAGAGCTAGGCGATATGATAGGCGGAGAGGTAGCAAATGCTTTTTATACATTTGGAGAGGCTGCTATAGGCGCTTTAGGATTAGCAGAGAATGGGTTTGGTAGATTTTTAGGCGGAATGGCTAGCACAGTATTACAACTTATATCTATGTTTTTAGCTCAATCTATTGCCCAGGCAATAGCTGGAGCAACTGCATCTGGTGCGGCTACTGGACCAGGAGCAGTATTTACAACTCCAGCATTTATAGCAACTGCTGTAGGTGGCGTATTAGGTGCATTTGCTGCTATTCCAAAGTTTGCAAATGGAGGGATCGTTTCTGGTCCTACAATGGGACTTATGGGTGAGTATCCTGGAGCTAAATCAAATCCAGAGGTAATTGCGCCACTAGATAAACTCCAGGGAATGATGGGAGGCGGAGCTAGTCAAAACGTAAACGTAGGCGGAGAGTTTAAAATAAATGGACAGGATTTAGTAGTAGCATTACAAAGAGCAGACAGGAATCGAAGTAGAATAAAATAAATACATGGCATACGGAGTCAAATTTAGATTAGAGTTTTCAGATACAAAAGGAAACTACAGAGTCGCTGAAATACTTCAAAAGGATTACGATGGCGATATTTTTCCGCTTGTAGGACAGGCAAATCCAGTAGTAATTAAATGGGATGGGGATGATGATTTCTACTCGCCTATCATTGGATCTAGCTGTATGCTTAATTTATTTGAAACCGCTGACACTTTATATGATGCTTTTTATGCTGCTGGTGAGCGTGAATACAAAGTTAGAATAGCTACTGGTAGTTTAGATAATGCCGACAAGGTATGGAATACAGAGAGCGATCAATGGGAGCAAGCTAATTACCTCTGGGAGGGATCTGGAGGCACTGGAGGCAGCTCTGAGATTTACTGGGAGGGATGGCTTCAAGTCGATCAATATAAGGAAAGTCTACAGCCTTTTCCAAATCCTATTAACTTAGTTGCATACGATGGCTTAGGTAGTTTGGATGCTTACGATGCACCCTATTCTAACGCTGCTGATGGAGGTTATGATTCAAATGAGGATACGATGTTTTTTTATTTGTATTATGCTTTAAATAATATTCAGTTAGATTTTGATATTTATGTTTCTAATGACATTAGAAAATCAACTGGTAACGCAAACGATACGCTATATCATGATATTATACTAAACGAATATGGCGTTTTTGATGATCTAGATTTTAGAAACGCTAAAGAGATTTTACAATCATTTCTAAAAGCAACAAACTCAAGAGTATTCCAGAGCCAGGGTCGCTGGTATATTATATCTAATAGTAATTTAATTGATACTAATATAAACCAGCTCTTTAATTTTGATATAGGATTTTCCATAGAGAATCAACTAGCTACAACTGGAGAGGAGGTTATTGAATATAAGGTATTTGACCGCTTAGGAAATTATAAATTTACCACTACTGAAAACGTACTTTTGAAATCGCCAACTGATTTAAAACCAATAGGCGCTGATTTATATAAAGAATATTTACGACCATATAACCAAGTAAAATATGATGTAAAATTAAATGACTTAAATTATATAAACCAAAATCCTCAGTTTTTATATGATGATCACCAGTGGGAATTTGGTACAAATACAGCAATTAATACAGATTCTAGTTATGCCCTGGTAGGCACAAAGTCAGTAAAAACTACAGTACATGGAGTCAATGTAAATAATCCATATACAATTTTAACTAACGAGATTGATACTACTGTAAGTGATGAAACAAAAGAGTATAATGTAGGATTTTCTTTTTTTGTTGATCCAGATGCAACCCTAACAAATTTTTCTGATGAATTTAAATACGAAATAGCAATCTGGATGAAAGGTATTGCATCAAATGGGGATGTAGTTTACTATGATTTTAAAAATGAGGAATGGAGTGAGTTAGGATTTGCTGAAACTACAAACAACAAAAAACGAAACAAAAAGAAATCATTTACAAAAGTTGGGACCTGGCAAAATTTTGAAACTGATTTAAAAGCATTTGGCGATACAGATGGGGATTTTAAAATTCAGATGCGCATACGTTATCCTAATTTTACAACTTATCCAAATCCGAGTATCTCACTAATTAACGCTACTTATTTTGATAAGGTTTATATAGCGGAGAAAGTGGATTTAGCCTCTAAGATGATTGCAACTAATACACAAAATGCAGTGAATACTACAACAGCTCAATATGAAGTTAAAGATGTATTCGTATCAAATTATTTAGGCGCTACTAATTTCCAGGGAGGTTATGATGGATTTTTTAAACGCCCTAGAGATTTTACAATTAGAGCATCAGATTTTCCTACAGTAGATAATATTATTTCACAGGAAATATTAAACGACTTTAGGGATTTTGTAAAGAGATATGAGGGTACATTCTATAACCTAAAATCGGAACCTATTCCTATTGCGCCTCATAATAAAGTCTGGATAGATTACGGATCTGGAACCTTTAGAGAGGGCGCTAGTTGCTATATTGATTCAATGACCTACAACGTAAAAGCGAATGAATATGAGATGACTATGCATGTACCTAATCAAACTAACGACGTAGCATCTACCTTTGGCGTAAAATTAAAGAAATAACAGCATAAAGATTCCCTTTTGTTTGCTGATCCCCAGGATAGTTTCGACTTGAATGGGGATTTTTTTTATAAAATAACTGTAAAAATATTTGCAGATTGAAAAAATATTATTACTTTTACAAAGTAAAACAAACAAAACAATAGAAATTATGACAAAAATATTTGCAATACAAGACAGCAGTAATAACTTTTTTATTAAGAACAGAAACCTAGGTCAGCTAAGTATTCCACACTTTGGAAACGATGCAACTATACAAATTTTTAATAGTGTATCTGATGCACAGAAAGTAGCTGATACTCTACAAGTTCCAGTAACTGTTCAACAAATAATTAAAAGACAATAACAACCAGGGGAGGCAACTCCCCTTTTTAATAACAAACAACTAGAAATTATGAATAAAGTAGATTACAAATACGATCCAATTCTTACAGTCATTAATGGCGGTCAATTTTTTGATGTTCAATTTAAGGTATGGAATAAAGGGAGTCAAACAGTTTCTTTTAGGACCTATAATGAGGCTAAAGAATTTTTTAATGCAATACCATTAAGCTAGTAACAACCAGGGGAGGCAACTCCCCTATTTTTTTTATATATGAATAATTTAGAATTAGAATTTATCAATGAGATAAAACGCCTAGGACTTAGGAGGTTAGATGTTACAGATCATTTAGGGATAACCTATCCGACTCTGAGATCTAAGCTACAGGATCCTGGGCGCTTTACTTATTCAGAGCTGATCAAGCTAAAACAATTAAAATTAAATTTAAATAACCTAGAACTATGAAAACAATTAACATTAAGGGCAAGGAATATGTCCAGGTCAATGAGCGCATTGGCTATTTTCATTCCCAGAAAAAATACGACAAATGGGGAATTGAAACAATCAAAATTAAAGATGAGGTTTGCCAAACTAAAAAGGATCGCCTGGTGCAGTTTAGAGCTGTAGTATTTGATGAGAATAAAATGATTAGAGCAACTGGTCACGCTGAGGAGTATATGGGCAGCAGCTACATAAATAAAACCTCATTTATCGAGAACTGTGAAACCTCAGCAATAGGTAGAGCATTAGGACTGCTAGGAATTGGAATAGATACATCCATAGCATCCGCTGAGGAGGTTTCTACTGCGATAGCTAATCAGAAAAAAGATAACAGACCTTGGCTAAAAGAAACGGAATTAAAAGCGCTTTTGGAGAAAGGCACTAAAAAACAGTCAGAAAAAGTACTCGCTGACTATCAAATGAAAACTGAGTACAAAAATCAAATATTAAATAAATTTAAAAAGTAAGATTATGACAACAGAGAAAGTTTTTGCAGATGGATTTAGCTTTAAACGTAGAGCTGGAGCGCCAGACTTTGTAGTGGGAAACATCAGTGTAAAAGTTGATGATGCTATAGCATTTTTACAAAAAAACGTAAAAGGCGGCTGGGTAAATTTAGATGTTTTAACCGCTAAAAGCGGAAAGCAGTACATTGAATTAAATCAATGGGAACCTAATGGAGAAACACAAACAAAAAAGCAAGTCAATCCCGTAGCACAGGATGATGATTTGCCATTTTAATTAATTAGGGGAGTTAGCGCTCCCCTTTTATTTTATTATTATGAAAGATTTTACAGCAGCAGATTTATACGACAGCACTCCAGAGGATGATAAAAAATACATGGAGGAAAGAATTACAGTATTATTAGAATACTTGGCAAACAGTAGGAATGAGGTCAAGATGCTTGAGGGTCAGATTAATTATTTAAAAAAGAAACTAAATGAAAATGAAATTAAATACTAAACAGGATTCTAATGAGGAATACCATTCGCATAAATCTATCTCAGCGAGTGGATTAAAAATGATTTACAAGAAATCAGTAAAGCATTATTTGACTGCAAAATTTACAGAATCGCCAGCGATGGCTCTGGGTACTGCTGTACATACTATAATGCTGGAGGGGCAAAAACAATTCGACCAGGATTACTATTTAATGCCTAAATACGATGGGCGTACTAAAGAGGGAAAGCAAATAAAAGCAAAGCACGAAAAGCTGGCTGGGGATCGCAAACATTTAAGGGACTCTGATATGGATATCATATCTGGTATAATGCAGAATCTAAGACAGCACGATCTAGCGCAAAAATATTGCACAGGAACTGTAGAGCTATCGCACTATGGTAAAATGGAGGGAGTACCTATTAGAGTACGCCCAGATGTATTTGGTGACAATTGGATAGGGGATGTAAAAACTTGCCAGGACAACTCGCCACTTGCATTTAGGAGGGACTTGTATAAATACGCCTACCATTTACAGGCGTGCTTTTATTCTGATGTACTAGGCTTTGCTCCAGAAAACTTTCGCTTTGTAGCTGTAGAAACAAACTATCCATATTCTATTGAGGTTTATGCTTTAGATGATGATATGATTTCCCAGGGCAGAGAGGCATATAATAGAGCTTTAAGTGATTGGAGATTTTATCTAGGCACTGGAATAGAGAAAGGTTATACAGCTGCTGGTTATATGGATGATGGCGCTTTAATATTATAGATATGGAATTACAACAAATACAAAGAAAGGTAGAAAATCATTTTGGTTTTTTTATAAATGTAAGATCTAGAAAAAGGCACTTAGTAGATGCCAGAAAAATATACTTTCATTTATGCAGAGAATTTACTAAAAAACCACTTAATGAAATTGGTAGATCTATGGAGAGAGATCACGCTTCAGCTTTGCATAATATTAATGGATGCAAAGATTTAATTAAAACTGATAATGAATTTAAAAGGAATTATATAATTTTGTTTAAGGAGGTAAACCAGTTAAAATCAAATGAGTGGAAAACTCCTAAAGCGATAATACCTAAATTTATACATCCAGGATTCCTAAGATATGCCGACAAAAAATCCATTCGAAAAGTATTTAACAAAAGAGGACCGACTCCAAAACAGCGTTATGAACTATATTAAAATGCAGTACCCTGGAACTTTTGCTATTCATGTACCTAATGAGGGCAAACGCTCACCATTTGAGCGCTACAAGTTTAAATATTTAGGAGGCACTGCTGGAGTTCCAGATGTTTTGGTCTTTAAATCTAAAACGAATTACAGCGGCTTAGCGCTCGAATTAAAAGTAGGATATAATAAACCTACAGAAAACCAGTTTAATTGCTTAGAGAGGCTTAAAAATGCCTCCTGGGATGCGCAGTGGTGTAATTCATTTGATGCTGCAAAAGAAATTATAGATAATTACATGGATTATGAGTGAATATAGAAATGTTTACTGGAATGAAATTGATCAGAGAATGTGGCGTACTGATACAACTGCTGGGGATATGTCGGTATGTTTTGAATATGTAGGTACTATGACTAGTGTAGAGTATGATTTATTAATTGAAATTCTATGGGAGTTATTCGATGATGACAAAATAACGCTGGAGCAGTTCCAGAAAATTTTCGGCGATATTAGATCTTTTTGTGACAGGATAAAAAATTTAGTAGATAATACATAAAGCATGAAACCAAACTATTATGCAATAATACCAGCTGAGGTTAGGTATAATAACGAACTGACCGCTAATGCGAAATTACTTTTTGGAGAGCTAACCGCCCTAAGTAACAAAACAGGCATTTGCTGGGCAACAAATAAATACTTTGCCGAACTCTACCAGGTGGATAAAAAAACTGTTTCCAGGTGGATCCAACAGCTCCAGGACAATGGATTCATAACTACAGTAGTGGAGTATGATAAGGATACTAAATTAGTGATCAAAAGGAGTATTAAAATTACTACTGCATACCCTAGGGACAAAAATGTCCAGGGGGGACAAAAAGATCCCCAGGGTGGGGACAAAAATGTGGAGGTTAATATATATACTAATAATAGTAATAATACAAGTAATAATACCCCCACTTTCAAAAAAGTGGCGGATTTTAAAGAAATTTATTTAAAAGCATACGAGCATATAAAAGAATTATTTCCTCCAGAGATTCACCCAAAGAACACCAAAGAAAAAATAAAATGGTTAAACGTCATTAGATTAGCGGATGAGATAGATAAAGTAAACCCTAGACAGCTGTATTTTATTATACAAGAGGCTAAAAAAGATAGCTGGTGGAGTGCTGTACAATATTCATTCACTACCATGAGAGATAAAAATAATAAATCTGGATTGAGGCGAATTGATCAATTTAAAATTAAATTTGGAAAAGATAATTTAGAGTACCTATAACCAAACAACAAACAAACAAATGAATGATTTTTTAAATATTGGTATTATTCCCAGGGGAAATGCCATAGAGCAAAAGGTAATTTGTCCTAAATGCTCACACACTAGAAAAAACAAAAAAGATCCCTGTCTATCAATTAACTTAGAGAAAGGCGTTTATAACTGTCATAATTGTGGCTATAGTGGTAATGTTAATTTTAAACCAAAAAAAGAATTTGTAAAACCTATAGAGGCTAAAACTGATTTATCAGAACTCACAGAAAAATGGTTTAATAAAAGAGGAATAACAGCAGCTACTCTATCGCATTGGAAAGTAGGGGAATCTGTAGAATACTTTCCTCAGATACAAAAGAAACGCAAAGCCATAAATTTTAATTACTTCAGAGAGGGCAAAATAATAAACTGTAAATATAGAGATGGCGAAAAAAACTTTAAAATGGTTTCTGGTGCTGAGCTTATATTTTATGGCTTAGATTCTATAAAAGAAATGAAAACCATCTACATAGTAGAGGGTGAGATGGATGCTCTGTCGCTACATGAGGCTGGTATTTATTCTGTTTGCTCAGTTCCAAATGGAGCATCTAAAGGAAATCAGCGCCTGGATTATTTAGATAACTGCTGGGAGTATTTTAAGGATAAAACTGAGATAGTTCTCTGCACCGACAATGATCAGCCTGGTTTATCTCTTAGGAATGAACTTGCTAGGAGGTTTGGACAGTATCGCTGTAAATACGTAGAATTTGGCGATTACAAGGATGCTAATGAGGTTTTGACTGAGAAAGGTGCTGAGGCACTTAGAAACATTTTAAAGACCTCTAAACACTTTCCGCTGGAGGGAGTAGTAAATGTAAATGATATCTGGAATGATGTTTTAAATTATAACGAAAATGGTATTAAAAATTATAGTGTGGGGCTGGGTGATAGTAATAATTATTTTAAAATTGATTTTGAGGGAAGCTGGACTGTAGTTACAGGAATACCCAACTCTGGAAAATCAGACGTAGTGGATCAGATAGCTTGTAACATGGCTCTAGAATATCGCCATAGGACTGCTTTTTTTGCTCCAGAGTCATTTCCCTATGAGGGACATATAAAACGCCTGGCAAATAAGCTAAATGAGCGTTTATGTACTAATGAGGATTTAAATAATACAAAGTCTTTTATAGAGGAGCATTTTTATTTTGTAAAAATAGATTTAGATAATTTAACTCTGGATGGAATATTAGAGGCGTTTAGAGATTTAGTATTTCAAAAGGGCGTTAATTTATTAGTCATAGATCCCTGGAATATGCTGGACCATTCAGCACAGCGTGATCATAGTTATGTGGGGGTTATGCTTTCAAAGATTACACAATTTTGCCAGCAGACAAAGACTCATTTATTCCTAGTAGCACACCCTAGAAAAATGGAGCTAAATCAAAATGGTAATTATAAAATCCCTACTCCCTACGACATCTCTGGATCTAGTGACTTTTTTAATAAGGCTTTTAATTGTGTTACAGTTTACAGATCACTAGGAGAGCTGACTAAATATAAATCAGATGCTGTACAAGTTCATGTACAAAAGGTAAAACGTAAAGAAAATGGATCCCAGGGAATGTTTACTGTAGCTCCAGACTTTAAAAATGGAGGCGTTTATAAGCCAATAGATGAGAAAAAACAAAGATTCACAGTAGTAAAAGATCAAGTACCTTTTTAGAATGACTATAAAAATATCAGAGCGTGATCATCTACTAGCCAAATGGGTAGCTATTATTAAATCCTATAGTGTAGGATGTACAAACACTAAAAACAGCCAGAACTTTTTTGAGGGTAAAGAGCATCTATATAGATCCTATTTAGGTATGCTAGGAGAGGTGGGCTTCGCTAGATACAGCGGCTTAAAAATGAATATTGATACTGTAGGGATAGGTGATGATGGAACTGACTTTGACTATGGGATCCAGGTTAAATGCTCAGACTCTAAAAACAAACCAAATCTGATGTTTCCTGTGACTCAGTACAAACGCAAACACGCTGAGTATTATATTCTCACCTGGTATAAAAACCAAATGCTAGAATTTGTAGGATACACTACTAGAGGCTACATAGACAACAATCACAAAATAAAGAATTATGGATATGGCGATACTGTATTTATATCCCACAAAGAACTGAAACCAATACAAACACTACAAATTTTAGAAACTATGCCAAAACAAAAGACAACAAAGCCGATAGTAAATACTGAGGAAATTCATTATAAAGCATTCAAATGGTGCGATGAGAAAGGAATAAGGATCTACCCAAAGCCTCGAAATGGTAGATTTATCCTGGTTTATGTAATTAATTCCCAGGCGCATACAACAAATAAAGAGCATGATCCAAAGGATTACCAGCAAGCTATCTGGGATTTTTATGTATTTTTGTATAATAAACTAAATAATGACTGAGGTACAAATTTATCCTTTAATGGGCTTTGTAATTGGAGCTGAATATCTAAACAGCTTCGAAAATGATACAATGAAAAGCATAGATATATACCTCTTAATCATTGGTATTAGTTTTAGATGGGAATAACTATGGCATACGATACTAAAGAACTTGAAAAAAAAGCGCTTATTGCAATCAAAAAGCATAAATTAATGTTTATGGAGCATATAGTGGCGTTTTTACCTTGCTCTAAAGAAACTTTTTACAATCATAAGTTGCATGAATCTGACGCTATAAAAAAGGCAGTAGAGGAAATGAGAGTATCTAAAAAAACTAAGATGCTTTCTAAGTGGATAGATTCAGAAACGCCATCTCTACAGATTGCAGCTATGAAAATGATATCTGAGGAGCATGAGGCGCATAGATTAAATGGGACCAGACAAGAGATAAAACAAACAGGGGGATTAACATCTAGGGTTATTGAGTGGATTCCAGCGAATCACAAAGATGAAACAGAGAGTTAACGTACAATTTCACCAACTTATAGAATCAAATGCCAGGCTCAGAGTTCACCAGGGGGGTACCAGGAGTGGGAAAACCTATGCCATATGCCAGTACCTCATCTATTTGCTAACAGAGTCTAAGGAGCCTTTAGTCATTTCAATAGTTCGTAAAACATTACCAGCACTTAAAGGATCTGTACAAAGGGACTTTTTAGAGATTGCTGAGGCTGTAGGTTTATTTGAGGATGGCGCTGTACATAACAAAGTAGAGGGTCATTTTATGTATAATGGGCATCTAGTCGAGTATTTGTCTGTGGATGACAGCCAGAAAATCAGAGGGCGTAAAAGAAACATAGCATTTCTAAATGAGGCAAATGAGCTATCTATGGAGGACTTTCGCCAGATTAATATGAGATGTACTGATTACATTATTCTGGACTTTAACCCTAGTGATCCTGTCCACTGGATCTATGATGAGATTATTCCAAGAGATGACTGTGACACCTGGATAACAACCTACAGGGATAATAAATTTCTATCATCAGATCTAGTATTTGAGATAGAGAGAATGAGAGAGCGTGATCCAGACTATTGGAGAGTATTTGGTGAGGGTCAAAAAGCAGTATTCTCAGCACGCCAGATATTTAGTAACTGGAAATTTATACCTCATAGCGAGTTCCCAGAGTTTGATACAGATACGGAGGGCGTTATAGGCTTAGACTTTGGATATACAAATGATCCAACCTCAGCCAATTACATAGTGCGCAAAGGCGATACTATTTACATACATGAGCTAATCTATAAAACAGGATTAACAAACAGTGACATAGTGGATGAGATTAAACGCCTGGGATATGACCAGACACTAATTTTCTACGATGCAGCAGAGCCTAAGAGTGGAGAGGAAATGAAACGCCTAGGAATGTACGTTAAAGCAGCTGTAAAGGGTACTGGATCAATTAACGCTGGTATATCATTGTTAAAAGAATTTGATATAGTAGTGAGCCAGGAATCAAAAAATATAACTAAAGAGTATCATAATTACTACTGGCAGCAGTTAAAGGATGACACTATAATAAATAAGCCCATGGATCGCTTTAATCACGCTATGGATGCTATTAGATATGGCGTTTATAGTCAATATGCAAAGCGTGCTGATTTCTTTGTAATATAATTACTATTTTTGTATAATTAAAATTTTCGTATTGGATGGCTAGTTTCTTAGATAGATTCAAAAACCTTGTTTCTAAAAGCGCACAAAAAACTCACTTAGACTTCAACAAAGCAGTCTATAATTACTTAGGCGATACTCTGGTTTGGAATCCAGAGAATGATGATACCTACATAGATAAAGGCTATAGATACAACGCTACTATCTACTCGCTTATAAATCTGATCACTAAGTCAGCGACTAACATACCATTCCAGATATACGAAATAAAAAAAGAAAACGACCTAAAAAGATATAAAGCACTTACTACTGGAGAGTTTAATTCTAATACAGTACTCCAGGCTAAGATGCTACAGAAAAAAGCGCTGGTAGAACTAGAGGACACCGAACTCCACCAACTTCTAGATCGCCCTAACCCAGCGCAATCATACAACTCCTGGATCCAAGAGATAATAGCTTTCGGTAAACTTACTGGAAACCGATATATCTATGGCATAGGACCAGATACTGGTGCTGGAGTTGGTAAATACAAAGAGCTGTATATATTGCCCTCTCAGAAAGTAGAGATTAATTCTGGCGGTATTATGGAGCCAGTAAAAGAGTACACGCTAGAGTACAACGGAACGTACAGAATCCCAGCGGAGGAGGTATGCCATATCAAAGATCCAAACCTCTATTATGATGGTACAGGATCACACCTTTACGGAATGTCACCGCTCAAGGCTGGACTCAGAGTAATGGATGCTAATAACCAGGCATTAACTACTGGCGTTAAATACCTACAGAATCAAACTGCTAGAGGTATCCTAATGTCCGATGAGGGTGATCTAAACGAGGTCCAGGCTAAACAGTTAAAGGATAAATTTCGCCAACAATACCAGGGCAGCGACAATGCTGGGGATGTAATCATTACTCCTAAGAAACTAAGCTGGGTAAACTTTGGACTAAACGCCTCTGATCTATCATTAATAGAGCAATATAACGCCACTATTAAAGATCTATGTAATATCTACAATGTACCAGTACAGCTGCTAAATAATACAGACAGCACTACTTATAACAATATGAGAGAGGCTAAAAAGGCACTCTATCAAAATGCTGTTATTCCAGAACTAAACAAAATCAGAGATGAGCTGAATAGATGGCTATCACCACAGTATGGCGATAAAATCTATATCGACTTTGACTATAGCGCTATCCCAGAACTCCAGGAGGAAATGGATAAGGTGGTAGGGCAAATGAGCCAGGCATGGTGGATTACGCCAAACGAAAAAAGAGCGGCTATGTCTTATGGTATGGATGATGAAAACGAAAATCTAAATGACTACTATGTACCAGCTAATCTATTACCTATTGGAGGTGAGATTATACCAGAAGCCGAGCCAAAGAGTTTGGACATTGATATAAGTAAACTATTCAAGTCAGCTGTAATCAATACAGTTGATACATACACTACCATAGAGGAGGCTC